AAATTTTGATGGTGGTTCATCTACCTTTTTATACCTTGATGGAAAAAAGGTATATTCTTCAAACGAAGGAAAATCTTATCCCAATGTTTTGTATTGGGACTAATGATGTTGGCTGTGGTATGATTGATTAGATTGTTGTCAACCTCCTATGAAATCTCCACCACAGCCTACTTTTATGTACAATAGTTCCTATTTATATTAGACAACAATCTAATTTACAATCAGGAGATAGACGTGGTAATATACATGACTACAAATCTCATCAATGGAAAAAAGTACATTGGTAGAGATTCAAAAAACAATCCAAACTACATTGGTTCGGGACATACACTACTCAAGGCAATCAAGAAGTATGGAAAACAAAACTTCAAAAAAGAAATACTTGAAGAATGTAAGACATTCGAAGAGTTGGAAGAACGTGAAGTTTATTGGTTGAACTATTATGATGCTGGTAGAAGTGAAGAGTTTTACAATATGCACAACCACAGTAGTGGTGGTTCTTTGGGAATGAATATTTCTGATGAAACAAAGGATAAACTACGACGTTTCAATTTAGGTAAACAATTATCAACAGAAACTCGTGAACGAATGAGTATTTCAAGAACGGGTGAGAAAAATCATTTCTTCGGAAAATCACACTCAGAGGAATCTCGTAAAAAAATTAGAGATGCAAGACGGAATCAGGTCATTACAATTTCAGAAGAAACTAAAAAGAAAATAAGTGATGCCCAAAAAGGAAAACCAAGAAAGAAACACACAGAAGAATCAAGACGAAAAATAAGTGAATCAGTAAAACAATTTTTTGAATCACGGAGACAGAGTGTTTCGTGATATTAGTTTCAATAACATTTTTGAGGAAAAGTTATGAGTAAAGAGTTATCATTTAGTGATGATGCTAGAAAAGCCATGGCAGAGGGTGTGTACAAACTCACCAAGGCAGTTGCCGCTACATTAGGGCCTCGTGGACGGAATGTAGTGATTGAGAAGAAGTTTGGCTCTCCTGTTATTACAAAGGACGGCGTTTCGGTAGCGAAGGAAATTGAACTTGAAGACCCGATTGAAAATCTCGGAGCTCAGATGGTTCGTGAGGTTGCATCGAAGACTAACGATATTGCCGGTGACGGCACAACAACAGCGACGGTTCTCGCACAGGCAATCGTTCGTGAAGGGTTGAAGAACGTAACTGCTGGTGCAAATCCAATGGACTTGAAGAGAGGTATTGACCTCGGTGTTCAAGCAATCCAAGAAGGTCTACGTCAGTTAAAGCGACCTGTTTCCGGTAAGAAGGAAATTGCACAGGTTGGAACTATCTCTGCTAACAATGATTCAACAATCGGTAATCTTATTGCTGATGCGATTGACAAGGTTGGTAAGGATGGTGTTGTTACGGTAGAAGAAGCAAAGGGAACTGAAACATCGGTTGACGTTGTAGAAGGTATGCAATTTGACCGTGGTTATCTTTCTCCTTACTTTATCACCGACCAAGAATCTATGGAAGGTGTACTTGATTCTCCAAACATTCTTCTGTATGACAAGAAGATTACCGCAATCAAGGAACTTCTCCCTGTTCTTGAAAAGTCAGCACAGACAGGTCGAGGACTTCTTATTGTTGCAGAAGACATCGAAGGTGAAGCACTTGCAACTCTCGTGGTGAATCGTCTTCGTGGTACGTTGAAGGTTGCTGCAGTAAAGGCTCCTGGATTCGGCGAACGTAGAAAGGAAATCCTTGAAGATATTGCAATCCTTACAGGTGGTACAGTTATTTCCGAAGAACGTGGTTACAAGTTAGAGACAACTACGTTGGAACAACTCGGTACGGCAAAGAAGGTTGTGGTTGCAAAGGACACCACAACTATCATCGAAGGTTCGGGTGAGTCTGAATCAATCAAGACTCGTATCAACGAAATCAAGTCACAGATTGAAAAGTGTAAGTCTGATTATGACAAGGAGAAGTTACAAGAACGTCTCGCTAAGTTGTCAGGTGGTGTTGCGGTTCTAAAGATTGGTGCAGCAACAGAACTTGAGATGAAGGAAAAGAAAGACCGAGTAGAAGATGCACTTCACGCAACTCGTGCTGCTCTTGAAGAAGGTATTGTTCCTGGAGGTGGTGTTGCTTACATTCGTTCACAACATATGTTGGATGAACTCTACGACGGTGTAACAAACCGAGACCAAATTACAGGTATCAACATTGTTCGCAAGGCAGTCGAAGAACCAATCCGTCAGATTCTCGCAAACGCCGGTCTTGAAGCTTCGGTGATTATTAACAAGATTCGAGATGATAACGAAGGAAGTTGGGGATTCAATGCTTTCACAGAAAGGTTTGAAGACCTGATTGAGTCCGGTGTTATTGACCCAACAAAGGTTTCTCGTGTTGCTCTTGAAAATGCCGCATCGGTTGCGTCACTTCTCATTACAACTGAAGCAACTATTGTAGAGAAGCCATCCGAGAATAAGAATGATAATCAACAAATGCCACCAATGTATTAAGGGAGATAACTATGGATATTAGACCATTGCGTGATAAAATCCTTGTTCAACCAAAACCAGTTGAAGAAGTTAGTAAGGGTGGAATTATTATCCCAGATACCGCAAAGGATGCACCCGTTGAAGGAACAGTCCTTGCCGTTGGTAACGGGATTATAAACAGAGATGGAGAACTAATTCCACTTGATGTTAAGGTTGGTGATTCTGTTCTTTACAAAAAGAACGGTAACACGATAACTGAAATCGAACAAGGGAATGATAAGTATTTGATAATGTCAGAGTATGATATTCTGGCGGTTATTGGATAATAAAAGGGGAGGAAACTCCCCTTTTCTTTTTACAAATTATATTTATTTACATGAAGAAAATATACATACCAAGTATTGTAAGACCGAACCATGAGGTAAAACCGTGGAATCGTTTCCGAAAACAATTAGAAGAAAAGAATGAATGTACCGTCACTAAAATCACTACTAAAACGCAGAGACCTATCGGGCGTAGTTTCTGATACCATTTCGTATTTGAGAACAAACGGTGGTAAAGTTCTCTTTATTACCACATCTACGAGATACCCATTCAACACAGAATACAACAAAGGTGGTGTTGAAAATGAACTACCAAAGTCAACTGAACTTGCTCTCTTTATGAAAGAAAGCATACCGAACGAATCAAAATGGATTGATATTCCCCAGTTAAAAATTTATCCATGTGAAGGTAACGTATCACACAAGACAGGAAACAGTTGTGGTGTGATGGAAGCTCTCTTAAAAGATAAGAGTAAAAATCCAACAGGTTATCACAGATGTTGGGCATCAGTAAACGATAGAGAAGACCAACTTTGGAAAGTATCAAAAGCATTGTTCGAGTCTGATACTGTTCTTTTCTTTAGTTCGATTAGATGGGGGCAAGCAAATGGAGAGTACCAAAAGTTAATTGAACGACTTACTTGGTTGGAAAATAGACATTCCACTCTCGGTGAAGAAAATATACTTGCTGGTAAGAAATCAGGATTTATATGTATTGGTCAGAATTGGAACGGTGCAAATGTTGTCAACGTACAAAAAGAAGTTCTTGGATTTTTTGGATTTGATACACCAGATAATCTTTTTTGGAACTGGCAATACACAACAGATAAGTTAGATGAAACACAAGAATCATACAAGAAGGCTCATGAACAATTCCATTTAGATTTAGGAATACCTTTCGAGGAGGAAAACATTGATTAAGTTAACAGAACTTTCAGACTTTGCTAGAAAACAACTTGCAAGAAAAAGAAAATTTGCACTCGTAAACAACGGAACAAAAAAGTTTGGTAAGAAAATAAATGAATCGGGAGACCTTGAAATAGAGTTGACGGGTAAAGAGGTAAAAGAACTTGATATGATATTCAACAAGTTCGACTCTGACCTGAACCTTGTTCTTCAAACTAACTTGGACGAAAAGGTAAAACCAGAATATACAAAGATGTCATCCAAAGAACTTGAAGAGATGGGTGTTACCATAACAATAGATAAGTCGATATTAGATGGTATTGAAGAGATTTTAGAACTAGGTAAAGATGCAAAAGACTGGTATCGTGAAATGAATGAAAAGATACTTGAAGCATTTGGTGACTCCGATGGTGCACTATTTCTCATTCTTCTTGCAATCTTTTCACCTTCGATGAAATTGGAACAAAACTTAAAAGCCGCCGCCAGAACATTTCACGGAATAAAGAAAGACTTATCTAATCCAGAAACAAAAGAAAAACTGGAACAGATAATGGAAATGAAACCATCAGAAGTACACTCATCATTGTTTCCAGAGATGATGACATTCAAGGCACTTGAAAACATAAGAAATCCTGGTTCAATGAAACCAAATTTATTAAGAGTATTAAAACTTTACAAGTCAAGTGGATATAACCTGAAACCAAAAGATGCTGCTCTTGAAATATCAAAACACATGGAACCAACAGGATTGGTAAGTAAAACATCAATTATATCCGCTGAGAAGTTATTTTCGTTTACGTTAAACTTATTAGACCCTGACTTTGCATTTGAAAATGGATGGGTTCCTGTAACAATGGATGTTTGGATGAGTGCTTTCTTTTATCCACAGATGAATACTGAAGAAAGAAGAATTGCACTTGCAGCGAATGGTGGAAAAAATTATGTCTATCTTGCTAGACTAACACAAGAATTGGCACCTCGATACGGAATGACACCGACCCAATTCCAAGCTGCTATTTGGGTTGGCAAGATTAAACAAACAGAAGGTGAAGGTTACGTCTCAACATTCTTACAAGCAATAGATAAAAATCTTGAAAGACTTGGATTAAGAACTGATGAGTACAAAAATATGGAAGACTTCTTATCAAAGGTTGTTGAATTAATCGGTACAGCAAAATACGAAAAGCCGGTTAAAAAAGTAAAGAAACCGAAAACAGAACTATAAATCAGGAACAACATGATTTGTTTTATTGAGGAGTGTCATTCTGATACTCTCGTATATTATCCTATTATAAAAAAGTTAGAAGACAGAAAAGTAGATTACATTGTATATGATGTAAAAGGTAAATCTACTATTGATACCATCCACTTTTTTTCACAGAATCCAAACATCAAAAAGGTGGTGAACTATGGTGGTAGTTTACGGAAATTGACCGTGGCATCTTTGTGTAAGGAATATGAACTTTTATTCATAAATCTTCACGGGAATGAACGGATAGGTCAATTGGACACCGAG